CCTTTGATGGTAGACCTATGTTGGGATTACCTGCCTATTATAAAAAAGCACAGTAGACTAAATCACTTTTTATAGTTAAAATACCAATATGGCATTTGGTATTTCAGGTTTTTCAGAATCACCATTTTCGACGCTTAGTGGGCAAAGTGCATTAGTCGCAGTATCTGGTTTAGGGGCAAGTACAGCTCTTGGATCTACAACTATTGGTTTAAAACCTACTATTACAGGATTTGGTTTAACATCAGCTCTTGGTACACCTGCCGTTCAAGGTGCAGTCAATGTAACGGGTCAGTCTATGACAAGTGCTGTAGGCGGTGTAGGTATAAGTGCAGGTCACAAGATAGAACCTGCTGGTATTGGATTGACCACGGCTATCGGATCAGTTGGTTTAGGAACATCTTTAACAGGTTTTGGTTTAACATCAGCTCTTGGTACACCAGAAGTACAGGTAGATAGAATTGTAGAGACTGTAACGGGTCAAGCAATGACTACAGGTCTTGGATCTGTAACTATACAAGGTAAACCTTTACTTACTGGCTTACCAATGTCCATGTCACTTGGTGGCACATCTACACTTGGTAATGCGTTAGTAGAACCTAATCCACCCGTTACAACAGAGACACTTACAGTAACTGTTGTAAATGTTGGTGGTGCTAATAAATATTTCATTAATGGTGTTCAACAACAGCTTCTAACTCTCAAAGAGGGTAAAACATATATCTTTAATGGCAGTGACTCAACGATGGCATCACATCCATTATTATTATCGACCACTTCAGACGGTTCTCATAATTCTGGGTCACCTTATGAAACAGGTGTAACTTATCAAATTAACGGATCAAATGTAACAAGAACAAGTTATCTTTCTAGTTATGCCTCTGCAACTACTAGAAGCTTAACCATTACCGTAGCTGCAAGTGCGCCTACTTTATACTACTATTGTAATGTTCACTCTGGCATGGGTGGTCAAGCTAATACAGTTACCAACACAGATTATACAGGTCAATCAGGAAGTCTTGCAGTTGGGTCTGTATCAATTAAACTTGCTTCTACAGCATTACCTGCTGGACAATTTGCAATAGCTAATTTAGGTACAATATCGGTATTTAATAATGCCGTTGCCACACCTACTGGCTTATCAATGACCACGGCTCTTGGAACACCAGCAGTTTATGGGTGGCAAGAAGTAAATGATAGCGTAACATCGAATTGGACAAATGTAGATGATAGTGCTACAATGGATTGGAAAGACGCAGCATAATGAGTACGTATTCGACAAGACTTAAAATAGAATTGATTGGCTCAGGAGAGCAGTCAAATGCATGGGGTAATACAACAAATAACAACTTTTCTCAGTCTATTGAACAGTCAATAGCTGGCGTATATACAAAGAATTTAGGGTCATCATCTAGCCCTGTAACACTTACCACGAATGACGGACCACAAACACAGGCAAACAACGAAGCTAGACAAGCTGCAATAATATTTACAGGTCATTCATCCGATTTTATTATACAGTTTCCTGCTGTAGAAAAATTATATTTTTTAAGAAACGCAAGCGCATCTAATAAGATTACTGCAAGACTAGGATCTTCGGGTAATACTTTTGTAATTAATCCAAGTAGAAATGTATTTCTATCTACAGATGGTACAAACTGGTATGAAATACAAACACAAGGAAGTGATTGGTTAACAAAGACAGGGACTTATACAGCTTTTGCAGGTGATAAAATATTTGCAAATACAACTGGTGGGGCGTTTACAATTACCTTACCAGCATCTCCAACTATTGGAGATGAAGTAAGATTTGTTGATTTAGCAAATCACTTTGATACAAACAATTTAACCGTAGGTCGTAATAGTGAAAAGATTGATGGAGCTACATCAGATTTAACTGTTGCAACTGAAGGAGCAGCTTTTGCGTTGGTCTATTCGGGATCGACGTACGGATGGAAACTATTGGAGAAATAATATGGCTACATATGCATCTATTAGATATAAATTTTCTGGAGCAAATGTCTCTGGAGTTTTACAAGCATCAAACAATTTAAATGACGTTGGCGCTGCAGCTACATCTAGAACAAATTTAGGAGTTGCTATTGGTTCTGATGTCCAAGCTTTTATATCTGCAACTGCAGGCACAAATGCAAATGGTACTAGAACTGTAAGCACATCTGATCCTAGTGGTGGATCAAACGGTGATATTTGGTACAAATATTCTACATAATGATTCATGACAATAAATGTTAAAGATGGCGGTACTTTTAGAGAAGTAAATCAAGTTTACGTACACGACGGAACATCATTTACAAATAAAACAATTACCAATGCCTATGTAAAAGATGGCGGTGTATGGAGAGAAATATTTACTTTATTTAATACTACTGCATTTTCACAAACAACGGGATCTGTCACTGTTCCGACAAATGCAAATGCTTTTCATATACGATTTGCTGTTGGCGGTGGATCTGGTGGTGTAGGTGGAGCAGAATATGATAAAGCTGGAGGTGAGTCTGCTGGCGCAGGTGGTGCCTCTGGAGCATACATATCTGATAAAGTATTTACGGTTACAAGCGGTGAAACATTAAATATTAATGTTGGAAGTGCGGGAGCTGGCACAAGCGGTGGATATAATACAACGGCAGGTACTGGTGGTAATACTACAATAACTAGCTCCTCAAGCGGTATAAATATTACTTTGCAAGGCGGTATCGGTGGTAATGGTAATAGTGGTGGAGTTCAAGGACCTCTTCGTAATAACGTTGCCTCAACTGGTGGAACTGCTACAATTTCAGGCACAGTTTTATCATCTGGCACAAGTGTCGATGGTTTAGATATAACTACTTTTACTAGTGGACCTGTTGGAACATTCAATCAATCAGGTGACGGTAATGCAGGAACTAATCCAGGAAACTGTGGTGGTGATAATTGTCAAATAGCTGGTGGTACGGGTGGATCTTCTTATGGCACCGCAGTATCAGGTGGCACAGGCGCACCCGCTGGTGGTTCTGGCACGGCTGGAACAAGAGGATCTGGCGGTGGAGGCGGAGGTGCACAACCTCAATCTGCAGGACAGCCTGGCGGTGCTGGTGAGATAGAATATAGATTTTTGAGGATATAATGCCTTTAGCAAAATTAAACATAGCACCTGGTATAGATAAACAAGATACAGAGTATGGTGCAGAGGGACGTTGGGTTGATTCTGACAATGTACGATTTCATTATGGTTTACCACAAAAAGTAGGTGGTTGGCTTAAACTTATTTCTGACACACTTATTGGTGTTGTAAGAGGCACACATGTATGGACAGATCTTAACGGTGTAAGGTACACGGCTCTTGGAACAGATAGAAAATTTTATGTATACTCTGAGGGTACGGCGTATGATGTAACGCCACTAAGAAAAACTACTACAAGTGTAAGCAATCCTTTTACTACAAACGGTACAACAGTTGTTTCTGTAGCAGATACAGGACACAATGCAATACAAGGTGATTTTGTTACCTTTGATTCTTTTTCTGCAATTGATGGATTAGATATGAATGCAGAGTTTGAAATTACATCTATAACAGATGCAAACAATTACAAAGTTACACATACGAGTGCAGCTTCTGGATCAACATCTGGAGGTGGTGGCACTGGTAATATGAAATATCAAATTAATATTGGTACAGACCAGTCAGCGTATGGTTATGGTTGGGGCACAGACGCATGGAACGTTGACAGGTGGAACGAGCCTAGATCTACGTCAACAGTTACACTAGATGCAAGAAACTGGTCGTTTGATAATTTTGGTGAAGATTTAATTGCTACCGTGCATAAGGGACAAACATTTCTTTGGGACACTTCTAGTGGTACAGCAACAAGAGCTACGGTTATTTCAAACACTCCTTCAAGCTCAAGATTTAATTTAGTATCCATGCCTGACAGACATGTATTTTTGTTTGGCACGGAGACAACAATTGGAAGTTCAACATCACAAGATGATTTGTTTTTACGATTTGCTTCACAAGAAACAACAAATGATTTTGCTCCAACAGCTACAAACACTGCTGGCTCATTTAGAATACAAGATGGATCAAAGATTGTGGCAGCAGTAAGATCACGTAACGCTGTTCTTGTGTGGACAGATACATCACTAAACGCACTACAATTTGTAGGAGCACCTTTCACTTTCTCACTTGTACAAATTGGTGCAAACTGTGGAGCTGTTGGTGTGCATGCTGCTGTAGATGTTAACGGTATAGCGTATTGGATGTCACAAAATGCTTTCTATCTTTATGATGGTGCAGTAAAGAAAATACCATGTAGTGTACAAGATTTTGTATTTGAAGATTTTTCTATTACACAACAACCAGAAACATTTGCTGGTGTTAATTCAGAGTTTAACGAAGTAACTTGGTTCTATGCTTCTAACACATCTAACCAAATAGACAGGTCCGTTACATATAATTATTTAGAAAGAACCTGGTATACATCTTCTTTAGCAAGAACAACTTGGACAGATTACGGTGTATATCAAAGACCATATGCAACTAAATATGATCCCACTGCTACTGCAACAACACCAACAGTAAAGGGTTTGACCGCAGGCGCATCTACATTTTTTGAACATGAAGAAGGTGTAAATGATGATCAGTCTGCGATGACAGCATTTATTACGTCAGGTGATTTTGACATACAAGACGGACAACAAATTTTATCAGTAAGCAGAGGTATACCAGACTTTAAAAATCAAGTAGGCACAGCTAATTTAACTATGGGTTTTAAAACATACCCGTCAGAAACAGGATCTACAATAAGCAGAGATGTAACAACTACAACTAAATTTTTTGATTTACGTGGCAGAGGTAGACAAACTAATGTAAAAATAACAAGTGATACACTAGGTTCTGATTGGCGTTATGGTACGTTACGATTAGATATTAAACCAGATGGAGGCAGATAATGGCTAAAATTAATACAACAGTATTACCAACAGCAACAGAAGAGTATGAAGCTTTACAGTTTGATACGCTTATTCGTATTCTTGAGCAAATAACACAACAGTTAAACTTTGGTTTTCAAGAAGATTTAAAAGAAGAAGCAACAAGAAGGACTTTTTTCCTTGGCTGATAATTTTATAAGTAGATCTGCTACAGGGACAGG